AGCCTCCTTCGGCAAACGCTTTATACGGTTCTTTGAACGCTTCTGGAGTTTTAACTTTGTTTTCTTCTTTGACATACTTACAGCCTTCAATATCACCAATCGCATTAGTTGGTGCGATAGTTTCTTCCGATAGCTTTGCAATTTCTGTGAGGATTGGTTCTAGTAATTCATTGTCAAACTTTAGAACATCACGAAGAAGGAATAGTGTGGAATCTACTGGTGCTTTATACTGCATTAGGATAGTCCTTCTAGGTTCTTTAGCATCTTGTCCCATTGCTTTCTGTCAAACTCAGGAACGTCGGTAAAAAGAAAGCCTGTTTCTTTTTCTTTCTTCTCTAGGTATTCCATATGTTCAAGGTAACGCTTAGTCACACCATGCTCATAATACTTATCATTAGAATAGTGCACAACATGTGAAATGTCAGCCTTCAATAACAGTTTAAGTTCTTCCCACTTATCCATTCTTCATTGACTCCAATATGTCGTCTAGTGAGTATTCCGGATTAAACCCGATTGTTTCTTTGATACGAGTGGTATCAGCAACAAGATACGGAACATCACCGTCACGGCGTTCCGCAACCTTCACAGTCATTTCACCATTATGCAATATTTTGTTTGCTTTGTCAACCACTTCTTTTACAGAATAGCCTTTACCGCAACCGACATTGAATAGCACACTCTTATTGTGTTCTTCCATGTAACGGTATGCTAGTGTGTGGGCTCGGCAGATATCTTTCACATGGACATAATCACGAATACAAGTTCCGTCTTTGGTTGGCCAATCATTGCCGAAGATAGTCGCTTCTTTGTTTCTTGCTAGTAGTGGAATGAGGTGTGTTTCGGGTTCGTGTTCCTCAAATAGATTTGCTCTAACGTCACGACCAGCAGCATTGAAATATCGTAGGCGGGCAGTATTCATTTCAGGTGTATCAATAAGCACCTGCTCAATCATTGCTTTTGTCTTAGCATATACTGAGTGTGGTTTCATTGGTCTATCTTCGTTTAGATGACCAAATGTAGCACTCTTATCTTCACCATACACGGCAGCAGTAGATGAAAAGATAAAGTTAGGAATACCTTCTTCTATTGCTCGTTTGATAAGCCGCAGGGATCCAACAACGTTGTTGTGGTAGTATCTTGAGGGTTGCAATTCACCCTCCTCGACACTGATGTAGGCGGCGAAGTGAAAGATGGCGTCTGCCTTAGGTAGACTAATGGGATCCACAGCCAGGTCAATATTATCATAAAAATCATAAAGATGCCTAAGATGTCTTTTATCATGTTTGTCTATCCCGTATATCGTGCAGTCATTGTATAACTTGCCTAACTCGCTACACATATGGCTGCCAATATAACCATTACAACCCGTGACTACAAATGTTTTCATTTTGTTGCTACCAACTTTAGAACTGCGTCTCTAGCGGGAACAGGATTACGATCATCAGGCACCCGCTTTATTTCTGTGAAGCCGGCATGTTCTAGCATCTTGGTTAGAGATACTTCACAGAAGCCATTGATATGACCCATGCCTGGAATCTTGTGTTCTTCTGGGTGACGCCATCCACCAAACAAATAGTCCATGGCGTTATCCCAATCATACTCATTCGTTCTTAGCCAATCAACATTAGCCTTTTCATTCCAGTCACCTAGAACAATACGCTCCATAATCCATAGAACGTCAGGACAGGTGATCTCTAAGACACCACCTGGCTTTAGAATACGATTGATCTCTGCAAGAACTTTGGGTGCATCAAACTTGGTTAGATGCTCGATAACGTCACCTAGATAAATCTTGTCAGCACTATTCTTATCGTAAGGATAAGGAATGTGGCGCAGGTCGTGAACCTTAGTCACGCCTGCCCACTGGTGCATATCCATTCTGTCTGTAGCATCGGCCTTTGGGTGAGGGCCCGACCCAATATCTAGGATCATTTACCCTCCACAATATACTTTAGGCACATACGAACGGAGTCATCAACTTTCATCTTGGCTTCCCAGCCAAGCTGTTCTTTAGCCTTATCGACATTGGGAATACGAACTCTAACATCGTTCTCATAATCACCAATGCTATCATATAGTAGAAAGTAATCGTCGAACAGTTTAAACTCTTTTACTGAAATGTCTTTGATCTTCTCTGCTAGAACACGCATAGAGATTGGCTCTTGATTACCAAGATTGTAGGTCTCGTTATCAGTCTTTTCAGAGAATGAATGATCCGCAATAGCAGCAGCAACTTCGTCAATCCATGTGAAGCAACGAACCTGAAAGCCATCACCTAAAATAGGAAGTGGCTTCTTCTTATCGATTACAATGTTCTTAATGTAATCAGCAAAGACATGAGAGATACCGACTTCCTCGGACTCACTCTTTTCATATGGGGTGATGATGTTGAATGGACGCCAGATGGTGTATTTCAAACCATGCTGCTTTAGATATGCCTTAGAGACACGTTCACCAACAAACTTAGATAGACCGTAATCGGTATATGGTGCTGGGTTAGTATCTACAATATCTTCCCGAACAGGATAAGCAAGTTCCTGTGGGCAGTTCTCATAGACCATAGAAGATGAAATGTAGATCACCTTCTTAACATTGTGTGCTACAGCGGCACGAAGGACGTTATCATGTAGAGTAATGTCCTTATACATTTCACCACAATACTTATTGAAGCCGCCAACACCATAGATAGTAGCCGCAGCCTGAATGATATAGTCTGGCTTTACCTGTTCAACAAGACGATTGACACTAAGTCCGTCTGTAAGATCACACTTGATAAAAGTGTAATCGTCACCAGCGATACCAAGTCTAGCGCCATATCTTGCAAGATTATCAACTCCATAAACAACATACTTCTTCTTTAGTAGCAGCGGAATCACTGCCTGCATCAAAGAACCTTCTGAACCTGTCACTAAAACTTTCATAGCATATCTCCAACTTTATAGATGCCCGTATTACTTAGTTCGCTTTCTGGAAACATCTTCCAGAGGTCAGCAATAACGCAATCTTTTCTAAACTCTTTTATACTCCATACCAGATTTGTTCTGCTATGTGGTGTCATTACAATCACGGCGTCATATTCAGATGGGCCTGGCATTAGTTCATCGACCATAACAAATGGGTCCCACACATATGATGAAACGCCGTGCTTCTTACATACCTTACGCATCTTGAACGAAAGACTGTTTCTGGTATCGTCACAATCTTTCTTAAACGTAGCACCAAGAATCAAAACCGTTTCAATATCAGGACGCAAATCTTTAATGCGATTAAACAAGTAATCAGGCATACCTTCATTAATATGAAAGCTAGTGTTAATAAGATCGCCAAAGGGAATGTCAGAAAGGAGGAACTTACCGTCCTTGAATAGACAAGGACCTCCGACATTAGGTCCTGGGTGAGGAACGTCCATTCTTGGATAATCATAATTACATGCATCAATAACCTTATCAATGTTCACTCCATGCTTTTCACCAATCATCCAAAACTCATTGGCAAAAGCAAAGGTGACATAACGATACATGTTCGTCATGAGTTTGCCGATCTCTGCCTCTTTAGGAGTTAGATGGAAGATTTCGTTTGTGATAAATGATTTAAAAAAGTCTTTTGCTGCCTTGAATGAAAAGTCATTGAAAGCACCGACGATCTGTGGTAACTTAGTCGTCTCAATAATAGATTTGCCCTGCACCACACGCTCTGGGCAGAATACTAGAAAGTAATCTATACCTTCTCGCCAACCATGACGCTTCTCAATATGCTTGCGAAGCACCTCTGTAGTTCCTGGTGATACAGTTGATCTAAGAACAATCAACTGGTGTTTCATCATACGAGGAATAAGAGTATGGTCAACAAAATTAAAAAGATCATCCAACCTTGCATTGCCTTCTCCATCGACTGGGGTGCCAATCATGATAGCGACAACATCAGCATCTTTGATAAAGTCAAAATCTGTAGAGAACAATAAACGTTCGTTCTTTAGGTTCTCTTTCAAAATATCGTCAGCACCTTCTTCTACATATGGTACGATGCCTTTGTTGAGTAAGTCAACCGCATTTTGATTTACATCGATACCATATACTGTGTGACCTGCGTTGGCTATAACACAAGAGAATGGAAAGCCAACATGACCACCTGCACCAATAACTGCTACTTTCATCGTAACGTCTCCAATAAAACATCTTCAATATCATTACAGGTGTCTTGAATAGTGTGATTAGCCATAACATAGTTATAGGCATCAAGTATCTTCTTTTCGTTCCTGTGATGCTTCCGAAGGAGGTTCATGAGTTCCCCTTCATCATTATATGTAGTGCCATAATAGCACATATCTTTCGCTCCTGCAATATCTCTTGCATACCATGGAGTCTTATTCATCATGGCTTCTAGCAGGACGAGACCAAAGCCTTCCTCATATGAGTTCATAATGTATGCATCGGCACCGCCGATAGCAAGGAGAACATCCGTCTTATCTCTACCGAAGAAGCATTTGACATTATGGGTATCAGCAGGCATGAGTTCTTTCACACCATATCCATATAGATGCAGTTCCGCATTAGGAATCTTGGCTTTCGTAAATGCTTCGGCTAGAGGTGTCATTGCTTTATGTGGCCAGAATCCACCAGCAGAAACAAAGATCGTCTTTTTCTTATCTACAATAGTTCTAACATGCAACTCAGGAACGATACCATGGCGAACACGGCGAGCCTTACTCTCTTGGTTATACTTTTTGATATAGTCTAGATCCATGCTAGTTGAATAGCCAAGGAAGCGATGGTGTTTTAGACCATGCAAACAAGTTTCACTTTCACTTGGTTTGACGATTAGATATAGAACAGGTGACTGTAGTTTATCAGCATTGATATGAATCATAGTCTGCGAGATAACGTCACCGCCATGAACAATGATGAGATCCCACTTCTGATTTAGAATAGTGTTATAATCATTAGAGACTGTCACTCCATTCTGGTCACCTTTATGCTCATGTGCTAGAACGGTAACATCATGCTTTCGTTTCAGCATTTCCTCTGCCATGTCTCTGACATAGTATTCAGATCCACCAGGGAAAGGATAGTATCGATGAACGACGAATAGTAATCTCATTTAGCACCCATTACATTTTGTTCCCACCATGTGCATA